CTGTAGCCGGTAGCCATTTCAAGTACTGCTTTAGCTTTATGAGTAGGAGCACACAACTTAAAGAATCCACAACCTCTAGTACTATCTAGATATTGCACAAATTCATTCATAACAGCTGTCTTACCTACTCCTGCATAGCCAGTAAGAACTAATATCCTATCTGGACTATCTAAAAACCTAATCATTCTATCTATAGCATATAGCTGTTCGTCTGACCAAGCTATTGTACTCATAGTTCTCTATTCCAAAATCTAAAGGTAATATCCTTTAATTTAGGACCGTCATCAGTCATTATCGTTTTATATAATCTCTGATTGGTATTTGGATTATCAAGTGGTCCACATTCCTCTATGTAAGGTCCTAACTTGATGTAATCAAAATTGTACAAATCAATTTCATCTGCCAATGTAGCTCTACCACTATACCACCCAATCTTTATATCAAGTGGTACTGTTTGCTGCCATTCCATTTCTGTTTCGGCAGGAATGGTTACTTTGGGAAACCTAATTTCCTTATGAATAGTAAACTTATCAGCCGTTTTAGTGGTAGTTAACGTCCTTACTAATCCAGCATAGTGATTAATGAGCTTAGGGTCGTTATCGCCACCCATAAAGCAAATGGCAGTAATTCCCTTATTCTCATTAATAAGCTTCTCTATTCTAGTAATAGTCAGGACTTCCCCAACGTCTCCTGCCAAGTAAGAGCTATGACAGCCCTTACAATGACATGGACAATTGGATATGTTTATGGCTAGTGTAGTCTCATCAGGAATTTCCCTGAAGACTATATCGAAACCTACATATTTAAGCATGAGTATAAAATCTTCTACTAGCTTCCTCTTGCCTTGCTTGGCTAAAGTTACTAATACGTTTCAAATAACCAATAACTCTAGTAGCATAATCAACGTTCTTACTCCCACATTTTGGACATTCCTTGAGATACCTCTTATCAATATGTCCACAATCATTACAAATAGTATTTGGAATATTAAATGTGAAATAATTAGTACCATTGACTGCTGCCACTCTCAACAAGTTACGATACTGTTCCTTACTAAGATGTTCATCGAGATTCATATGCAAAGCTGAACCCGTGTTTCTCTAATGTTTCCATTAGCACTGACTATATCTTAACGGAATAACTTCCGCAATATCCATTTCAAACAGCGTACCAATAGCCGTCTTACTCCTCCGATTCGAGGATAGTCGATACAGGATTATAATTATTGATGTCAACCTCGTTACCATTTAATAACCAGATTCTTTTGATTTTACTATAGATTGGAAGATGCTTATATGAGTTTGCTATCAGACTTCTAAAGCTGTCTTTGGATTTGCTTCTACTACCGTACTTCTCATAAGTTTCTGATAGAGTGTGGTTAACGTAATACTTACGTATCTCTAATACTTCTTCATCAGAATATATAGCATTACCATTCAAACTTCCAGGATTACTCTTTTGAGTACTATGATGCAATTTATTAGATTCTGTGTAGATTTCCGGCATTATAGACTGCCACGTAACACCTTCCCAAATCTTTTGAAATGCCGAGTAGGAAATTCTATCTTCAAACAATTTCCAACATTCCCTACATCTAAGCTCCCCATAAGAATAAATTTCTCTTATCTGAACTACATCTGACACCTTAAGTCTGGTTCTAGGGTTAGCATCTAGCTGATTGGATTCTCCACCTGCTGTAATATTATATCCCTTGTCTGGATTTTGAGAATCATACAGTTGTATATAATATCTCTCTAACCTTCCCAGTTCCTTAAAGTCTTCGGTATTGTCAATTTCTTCTATAGTAAAATTCTCAAGACCGTATTTACGCATAGATTTATACAAATGCCTATTACAAGTCTTGCTATCTTGTTTGTGTTTACACCATCTATTGCATAATGTGGTGGTAGTCAGACCCACATATACTTTACCATTAACAGTGTTAGTAATTTTATAGATTATCATAATTAGTGATTTTCTACAAACTTACTAATTTAAATGGAGATGAGCAACACATACACCATAATTAATTTCCCACGGGATTACCATACATTTAGTTATCACAACTCAAGCTTCAGGCTTCCCCGTTAGCATAGTATTAATACCATACCCGTCTGGTTAGACGTAAAGATATAACAGGCGATTATTCACCATCAAGATACTTGATATAATCTTTGCCATGCAGTTTAAATTTATCAAGTATTGTCAAAGAAGTATCTTCTACAGCATAGAAATAACTATTATAGCAATCTCTAGGAACTACATAACCCGCTTTCCTGTCCCAATTAGCATGTTTAACTCCCAGGTTCTCCGCTGGCACAAACTCACAGTTAAACATCAATTCTTTGGTCTTAGCCTTACGATTCTCATCACTGATAGTCTTAAGAATAGATTGCATAAACTCCCTATAAGTTGGATTATCATTAACTGGGATTCCTAAGAACTCCGCAGCCTCAATAACTCCATTAACACCTATAGTCAAATACTGCTTCTTCATATCAATGAATCCAGCTGTATATACAGTAAGCAACCCGTCTTTTAAATAGTCTTTAAGCAATTCATTATATGCTGTTTGGAACTTATGAACTTTCTTCACATTCTCACGCAAATACTCAATCATATCATACCCATTATTAACTGCATCCTGAACTAGCCTATTGATATTTAAGGTCATTACTGACTTACTACCAGTAGCAATACCACCAGCTCCAAGAGAATAACTGAATTGATTATCAGTAACCTCATTACGAAGTCTGCAACAGGAAGATAAGGAATCAGGACTATCGGACATATAGGTAAAGAATGAATGCCCTTTGCTATACATCTCTGCTGTAAAGTCTGCATACTCCTCATCAACAACATCCTCCCCGTTAGTCAGAAGCGCCATAGTTTCAACAGGGAATGTAAGAATACACTTAGTACGTTCCTCATTAAACCACTTAGCAAATTTCTTCTGCAACCAACTAAGAGATTCCCATTGAGGTTGTGTGCCGTCTGGGAAATAGAACTCTCCAAAGATACCTTCAAAGTAGTTCTTATCAAAGTAACTGATATTCCAGAATACTGATTGGAAGTTACGAGCAGCTGCTGGCTGATTGATTGAGTATACAATCTGCTGGAACTTCTGCTCTAACGTCTTGTCAATATTTCTGTGTTTGTCAACCATTTCCTCTGGACGTTTCCAGTAATCATCACCCCACTCTTTACGAGCAAAGTAATCAAAGTACATCAGAAACTCTCCAGTGGCTACTGCACCTGCAAATTGAGAACTAATCGCAAATACCAGATTAACGAACATGCCACAGAAAGAATCCAGGTTCTTGGGTCTGGCAGACAAACCTCCAATTGGCTGTAACCCCTCCAATAGAAAGGGATACATAGTGATAGCCACGCAGTAGGGCATAATCGATGTTTCATCATGCTTATAAAGTAAATGTTGTTCCAGCATACGGATATATTCTTTAGCTAACTCCTCTCCATACAATTCTCTGATTTTATCAGTAAGAATTGCACGATTTACCTTAATAACATCACCTTTGAACAATTCTCCATTTAAGGTTACAATGTTCTTCTCGGTAACATTAGCATTAGCATCGTATTTACTACCAGTTGCAGCATTCTTGGCTTTAGCATAGTCTTTAATGAATTGTTTCTTCTCATTTAAGGCTCTACTTTCGGCTCTTTTACGCCTATACAAGATGAATGCCTTGGCAACATCATAATAATCACATGCCATAAGAGCTTTCTCTAACTGGTCTTGAAGCTCCTCAACTGAAACTACATTGTTAACATACAACTCATCTTTAATATCCTGAAGAATATCAGAATCAATTGGCTCGTTAACAGCGTTAAATGCCTTAGTAATTGCAGCATCAATCTTATTAACGTCGAAAGGTTCTACTTTTTTGTCTCTCTTAATTACTAACATTAATTAGAAGTTTAATATGTTTCTTAGTAATAGAGTCTTCTCTGCTCTATTCATCAAATCTTTACCCTTGTCATTACTAATTAGCTGCGTAAATGCATTGTACACAGTAAACATATCCACCTCATTACCCACTCCAATATAATATGAAGAATCTGGGTCCTCAAACATAGAACTATACGCCTTAGTAACAAGGTCTGTTCCTATCTTGACATCTCCATAACCTACATTATAAACCATATGCATAGCATTTCTTTGCCACTTGCCTAGATTTAGACTTACTAAGTCATCTTCTGCCTTCCATGTAGTATTATGAAGATTCTCCAACATCAGCTTTATATCAGAAGTTTGACTTAATAAATGCTCTACAGCTTTATAATTCAAGGCTTCTTCAGGATTAACCGGCTGCATTTGGAGAAATTCTGGGTCAAATACACAGAGATTTGTACATGCTCTGTTAAGTGCTCCTCTATAAATCTTGGCTACTGGCTTACGAACATCTAATCCATAAACCATGCCAATAACTTCATCATGATTGTCAAAACTGCAACTCTCTGGCATTACAGCTTGAATCAATACACGATTATATGTAATATCATCTGCATTAACATCTCCATCGACTGTCCTAGTGACCTGTTTAGGTAACTCTACTTCAACTATAAAGTCTTTAGTAAACTTGGACATTCTTTCAATAAAAGGCTCTACATAGGCAGCAGTTGGTAAATATGCTCTCTTACCTATTCTAGTAGCCTTACCATTCATAAGTTGGTCAATACTTATTTGCATTTCACTCTATACAGTGTTTATAAATATCCTTCCATATTTCATGTAGTTTAGTTTTATCTTCTACATCATACTTATTGTATGGAATGTCAGTGTATCTAACTATCTGCTGAATGGTGTGGTCTTTATATGCATTACAAGGAGAATAAGATACATTTGGAAAGGCCTTATACATTTCATCAAGAAGTGGACGTATCTGGTCAACAAACACATAGGCAATAAAGTTCTCACTATCCATAATAAACACCTGAAAGTTATATCCTGCTTTATTCGTGTCAAACATCCAGGCATACATGACAGCTTGTATGAACTGTTGTTTTATTTGCCAATCAGTAGAACTTTTCCTGAATTTTACTTCTTGTATACCATGAAACGTTCGTTTGCCAGTGTACTCACATTCCATTAGCCCATCTGTGGATGCTTTAGAAAATGGGGCATATCTCTTATAAGTCCGAGTATTACATTTGGAAACTTTAGCATATGTAAATTTGTATATATCTTCAATTTCCGGTTCTGCCGTAGCAGTCTCAAAATCCTTTATAAGCTCTGAACCGAATACTGGGATAAAAAAGTCACTAGCTATTCTAATCATTGCAGTACAATCCTACCATCTGTAATGTTCTTTCCATCTACAATACTATAATCACAACATGCAAGCGTATTTCCAAAGTTCTTGTGAATCCATTCGGAACTTCCAAACAATGAACCAACTGACTTATAGGTAAATCTTCTACCATAAGTAGTGGCTGACTGATGTAAATCTCCTTTTACAAAGACTACATTACCAGTGATGCCCTTATTGTCCAAATATTCATTGATGAAATTCTCTGTCTTCACGTCAAGAGTTAATGGTAGATTCTTAAACATGTCTTTATTATCTTTACCATGACACATTACATAGGT